ATTTGACTTTGTAGATCTGTAAATCCAACTATTACATCTGGAGTTAGATTATCTAATTTTAAATATTGATCTAAATTTTCACTAATATCTACAGGACCACTCTGATATTCCTGAGAAATATAGTATTGCTTTAAAAAATCAACTGCCTTTGGACTTTCAGATAATATAAACTCAGGTAGTTGATTTTCAATAATCTGCTGTACTTTAACTCTAGTCTCAAAACCCGTTGTTATCATATTATCCTCTTGTTAATTCTCCGTTTGTATAGCTTGAAGTAACCTTAAATCCAACTCCAGATATCTGCTCACCAGAAGTAATAGTATCTTTTATCATATTTATTGAACTATTCGAAATGTCAAAATTCAAATAAAGATCCTTTAATCCAATAACATCATTTGATTCTGGGAAAGCCTGAATTTCAATAATATTGTTTGGTTTATCAGTTGAGGTAATGTTTATAGTTCCTATTATTATCTCACCTTTTACATAATCTACTGTTCCTGCAGATTTAACAACAACTACATTTTTATCATTTTCCAAATCTCTTCTAACTACAGAGATAACACCAGTCAAACCATCAGCATTTGGAGTATCTGTAAAATATACCGTCTGAGATGAACCAGAAATTTTAAATCCAGTGGTCTTAATATTCATCCCCTTTGGATTTACATGGAATCTATTACCATAACACAATTCATACTGAGCAAATTGATTTGTTAGTGCCTTTAAGTTCCTCCTAATTCTAACTTTTGTAATATTAGATGTTATTGCAGTATCAATACCATCAATCACACCTAAAACTTTACTATACTTGAATCTACCACCAAACTTGTTAATATCTCTAGATTCTCCATACACTTCTAAACCATTAATAACTTTGGTTTTCAAATCATTAACATTAGTAACTTGTGATGAATTATAATAAATTGAAGAATCTAATTCAACATACAATAACTTCAAATCAAGTATTTTTTGATTAATTCCTGTCAGAGAATAATTTTTTAGATTTGAAAGAATTTGTTGTTTATCAAAATCAGATACAAATTCTCCATTTTTTGGTTTAATGGTAATAAAAACGGTTCCAAATTGTGGTGGATCTAGTTCTTCTCCACCAACTACAGAAACACTTTCTGTGTTTGGATAAATTGATTGTATAATCGATTCGTAGTCCCTTCCAGTAACCGCTCTATACTGTGCAGAGTACAGTCTAGGGGCAAAGTACTTAATAGAATCTATAGATTCAATGTCGCCGCCGTTAGATGCCGCAGAGATCGTTGTTATTGTTGGGGTTGTGTTTGGAACAACAACATCATTAGCATCCAATCCTCTCAAACTACCAGAAAAGGAGAATTGTGATGGTCCATTACCATCTTTTCCGTCGGTTATAATATAGGTAACTGTTATAATAGTACCATCTTCCAACTTTTTACCAAAAATACCATCGCCAAATAGAAGTTCATACTTCTCATCTTGAACTTCTTGAATTAAATATGTCTCCGAATCTGACTTTACGTTTAAGATGTTATCAACTTTTTGGTATTGAGGTCCTAGACCAACGTCAGAAAGACCTTTTACATATACGACAATAGTTGAAGTATCAATAAATGAATTATCAAGCAAGAATCTCTGGTCTAGTGACCCATCAACAACAAATTGCTTGCTTAAAAATGTTCCTTGATATACACTAATTGGATTTTGAGATGTTCCAAAACTAGCAACACCATTAACAACTGTTGTTGTTATATTTTCTGGAACAGAAAATACATAAGAAGTGTTATCAACAGCACCAACGCACACTAGACCCGCTTGTAAAGTTACTGTTGGGTTTGATGTGGTAGTTTGCACATTAAATGCGATAGATGCCTTAGAGGCGGTTCTAGAGCGAGGTACGTATCCTATGTTTCTCGCCAAAGAAACCACATTTTCTCTAAGTGTTGCTGAGTCCAGAAAAGACTCATTAACAATCATATTAGAGTTGAATGCAGTTATATAAGTATTATACGCTAACGTATCAATTAAGACTGAGAAATTAGATCCTTCAAAGTCAAAATCCGTGAATGTTGAATTAGCACGGAGATAATCTTTGATAGATTCTCTTATTTGATCAAAGTCTAAGTTAGAAAACTTGGTAAAAGGCATTTTATCTTGTTGCCTCTAATATGAATGTGAACTCCTGGGTTGGAAACTCCTGTCCTACGATGTCAAAGATGATTGTCGCTTCAAATTCATTAGTATCAGGTCTTGGAATAACCTCAACCTGTACATTTTCGACTCTTGGTTCAAAATTTTCTATTGTAATCTCAATTTGTCTCTGAATAATAGAAGCAGTACCATAATCAACAAAGTCAAACAAACTTGAACGAACCTCTGACCCTAAAAGTGAGTTAAAAAACCTTTCCGTTGGAATGGTTTCTACAAGATTCCTTACGGATCTCTTGATTGCATTCTCATTTTTAAGGATTGTCATGTCCTTTGTCACCGGATGGGGATCAAAGGATAAACTAATATCTTTAAATGATCTAGATATCCTTTGAATTGCCATCTGAACGAGAGTTTTCTTGCCTTTATTTATGCTTACTCATGCCATCTTTCAACAAAATCATCAAATCCGTGGGGTCCACCACATGGACGTTCTAGACGATCGTCTGGAATTGGGTAGAGTTCTTCGTTTTGAGTGATTTTTCTTTGTTTTGCTGCTTTTCTAAGGTATTTTTCACTTTCTACTTCTGTAATAAGGGTCATTCCATTCTCTATGAACAGATTTCCCTTGTCAACTTCGTGATGGTTTCCCATTTTAGCTCCTGTTTCGTTAAAAACAGAACTTTTAGAGGGGTTGCTATCCCTTATCTCTATTTATTTTCACGTTCTTGGGCAGTTTTCCAGTGATATTCATCCTCATTTCCCATCCCAAGACGATCATAACCACACTCTACCTGATACCATTGGGTTGAAACCTTAAAGTCAGGCATTTTTGGTTCTTTTGGAGTCAAACTATTATCAAAAATGCGTAATCTGTTGTTTGGATACAGTGCATATTGTCCATTATTGAGTTCAATTAGGTTATGTGACTTGTGTTCTGCTGGATTTTCACTCGTTGCCCAGTCAACCATGTCTGGATCGCGGTGATAATTGTCTATTGTGCAGACATAAGTGCCTTTTTGAATGCCGTGATCACGTGTATAGCACTCAAAATCCATACTTCCAATGAATTTCTTGTCAATACTTACCACACCATAGTCCATACAGTTCCAAAACTGTAGATTTGGAAGATCCATATCAGGATCTGGTGTTTCTGGTGATGAAACAAACGCACTGATGGGCAATTTATCATACATTGCCGCATATTCAGGCAAATATGTCTCAAAATAAAAAGCGCGTCCAGGAATCGACTTTGCCGAAACCCAAACGCCCTTTACAAATTCACCATGTCCGCTTTGATGATCTGTTAGATACTCTTTACGAACCCATACTTCAAGTGAGGGTAAGTTCGTAATTAAACAAGACATGTGACAAATTTACTATTCTGTTGTTATTTAACCCTTACCTTGACCACGATATGCTTTACGTGCTTTGTTGCGAGACGACGCGGCATACTTAGTATTCGTTCCGCTTCCTTGCCGAGACTTTTTGGGTTTCCCGGGCACATAACCGCCACCTTTACGCATAGCCATAATTAAATCTCCGTGTAATCGTTGAACATTTCAGTTTGAATTTGTTTTGGACTAGGATGACCTGTCTGATAATACTCTAAGGACAGGTCATCCATAATAGCGAAGTATTCTTCCTCTGTCAATGATTTGTGGGCTATACGCCCTTTGATGAGTATATTGTACTTCGTTGCCATCGCATCAAATAACTCTTGTTTTTTCGTGACCAACGCGGATGCGAGGATCACACCAGATTTCAAAGCCAGCTTCTTTTGCATCCAGGCAGAAACTTACATCTTCTCCACACATATCCTGAACCTCACCAGATTCAAAGACTTGCATCTTCGGAGCAAACCAAGGATACTGCATACCCTTATCTTCGAATACACCATTCTTGATGAGCAACCATCCAAAACCAGTGTAATCAACAGTGAAGGGCTTACGACGCTTCTGAATGCTATCAAGAGTCTCGTGATTCATGACTCCACCGTTATTGCGGAAGTCATCCTCCTCTAACCAGTGAGCAACTGATGTGGTGTGACCATCTTCAGTGCAGTACCAACCAGCAGCAATATCCTTTTCCATTAGAACAAGTTGCCAGAACTTCTCACTATTGAAAACAATATCACTATCGATCCACAGTTGCCAATCGTAGTTCAGTTTTCCATCCCAAGGTAGTTGATCTGGACCACGCAGAACATTAGCACCAAGGCACTTACAGCGTGCAAAATTCACCATGGAACTATAGTCCTGTGAAATCTGAATACTGGCACCTGCTTGTACGAGATCAAAACAGAGCTGTACAAAACTCTTCAAATATGTGTAAGAAACTCCTCTTCCTGGGAGACAGAACACAACCGTTTTGCCCCTTACAAGTTCTTTTGCTTTTTCGTAGTCCCACTCAGGTTCTTCCCGAGACGGCATGGGGCTCTTTGCCTTTACAGTAAATCCTTTAGCCATAATAGAGCGTAATTACTTCAGTATCATACAGTATTATGTATAGGTTGTCAATTGCCCTCTATTGAAAATCTCTCAGTCTTGTTCGCTGAGCAGTACTTCACTACCCTCAACGGCAAACCCAATCTCCGTATCCTCATACCATGAGAGCTCGTTGATAACCCACTCAGGGATAACTAAAAAGTACTCTCCCGTCACTGTATCGACTTGGATAGGTTTCGAACTACCTCCGGAATTTTTTCGCATCTCTTAGATTATCGAACCTCTTTCTGTCTTTTATATAGCGAAAAATTTTTTAGACCCCCTCGGTAATTCCTTTGCGTTTTAGATTTAGAGGGCGATCGTAACACTTTATAGATTAGGGGATCCTATGCGTTTTTAATATACAAGAACGCGCCCCATAAAAAAAGGGGGCACAACGCCCCCAACTGCTGGTCACGAACGAATGCCTATCAGTAGCGGCAGGCGAGGGGGGAGTGTGCCTGGCGATCTGCCAAACGATCGCGGGCGGCGGCGATGCGATCGGCGCGGTATTGTGCCTTCGCCTTTGCCATCACCCCGTCAAGGTCCTCCACCATGGAGGCACCCAGACCGCGTGCCTTGGTGAAGGTCATGCCGCCACCGCTGCTAGCGCGGAGAGCGCCGCCCTTGGTGTTGGTGTCGGTGGAGCGGGTGTTGCCGATTGCGCGTGCCATGGGGTTCGTTGCTGTTGTGAATATTGTAGCAGATCAGAAGGCGATCGGGGCAGAGGTCGGGGCGTTGATTTCGGCAACGTTTCCCTGGTCGGAATCGGCGGCGATCGTTTCCAGGATCGCCAGGAGTTGGGCACCGTCAGCGGCACGGTTGAGCAGGGAAGCAGCGAGGTCGCGGGTCATGGTAGGATTGTGGTTTGTGGTTTGAAAGGAAAGGGGGGGAGGATCAGAGGTCCGTCATCATCTCCTCCATCTCAGCGGCATTGATGGCGGGGTCATCCCAGCGAACACCGTCGCCAGTCTTGACGAGGTGGCGTCCGATCTGTCCGTCAGTCATGCAGCGGATGAACTTTTCCCAAGGGGTCTCCCAAGGGGCACAGAACTCAACACATGCCTTTGCGGTGTTGTACAGGAACTCATCGTTGCCGATCCAGAGGGCGGCGTTCCAAGTTTCGTAGTTTGCCCAACCGTTCATGGTCTGTCGTTTCGTTTGAACTGAGATCAGTATAAGGGGTCAGGAGTGCCCTTCGGGGCGGTTTGGGTCCAGTTCAGCAACCGAACACCAGGTCAGCGATGGCGTTAGTATTGGCATCGGTGCGGCACCAGCGGATGGGGTCACCGTTAGGGGGGCACATCCACACCATGCAGGTCTCACCCCAGAGTTGCCCTAAGCGGTAGGCATGATTAATGTCCTTTGCCCAATCGCATCCGTAGGGATCGAAGGATGTCCAGGAAGCGGGTTGAACGGCGAAGGTCATCAGGGGTCGTCTGAACTGAAACCATTATAGGGGGCAGATCTGCCGCAATCGGGGAGTGGGTGGACAGTGCGCTCACTGGCACACCTCTTTGTTAAACTTAGCGTTGTTGAAGTTAGCATAACTGAACTGCTTACGATTGACCAGTTTCATTGTGCCAAACTCATTGGAGTAGACATAACCTTCGGCGTCAATTCGATCATGTCCAATGTAAGCAGCAGGTCCATCATTACGGCAGAGATAGAGTGCATCATCTTTGATAGATTTGACCAGTGCCCACAATCCAAGCAGGTTAGGATCGCAGTCGAATTCGCTATTCACAACGGGGCGATTCTCCCTGATACATGCATTCAATTGTTGCTTAATCTTCTTTGCTTTCTTCTCATCAACAAAGGTGACCATTTGTGCCATTTGTCTAGCAAACTGAATCACCTCGGAAAGGTCAGAGAAGGAACCAAGGCAGGTGTCATAATCACCACTGAAGATACGTGCCTTGGGTTTCACAAACTTACAATAGGCAGTGTCAGTGATGGTGAACAACATAGGGATTGCCCAACTATCACGGAGGTCATCATTTGCCTCATAATAGGTATGTGGAGCAATGATGATTTCCT